GATCCCGATCATCTAAGGCTCCTCGGCAGATCGCAGAATAGGAGGTGGCTTCGAGGTCGTTCGCCAAGCAGGTGTAGGAAACTCCCAGGCCAGAGGCGATCCCCTTCAGGACCCCTTTGTGGAAATCTGCGAATTCATTGCTTGGGAATTGGGTATCGAACTTCTCAATCGTCTGCCCCTGACTCAGAACGTGGAAAGTCCCAGGCTCCGCATCGATGGTCGGCACATTGTCCACGATATCATCAGGCATAAAGCCATCCCCGGCGGGGGTGGTGATGAAGCCCATCTTCGAGGCGCCGATCCTCGCGTTGATCACAGCGGCTTCCCGGAAGGCGTGGAGCTGCTTCAGAGCAGGAATCGCGGCAGCAAGCCAGGGCTCTCCGCGAGTCTGTCCTGCGCGTAACTGAATGAATGCGTGAATGACGCGATCAGCAGGAACGCGACGGTGCTGCTGGCTCATTCGGAAAGCGGTGTAATCGTAATCCCCCGGATGATAGGTCTTGAGGTGATAGGCCACTGGACGCTTGAACTTATCAAGCTCTACACCCATGCGAATTTCATTCCCGCCAGGGAGTTTCTCGTTCTTCTCTTCGTCGAGTTGATCGGGTTCGATGAACTCCAGAGCGAAGGAATCGTGGAAGGAATTCCCACGGTGCTTAATGATCAAGACCTCACCGTCACGGGCGAGGCTTTCGATGGCGAGCTTCTGCACATCGAGCCAGCTCATCTTCCCGTCAACGGTACAGCGACCCATCCGACCCCACGCCTTAAAGGCGCTCTCTGCGGCTTGATTGCCTTCCTGATCAAGACGGCCACGGGGGTCCGTATGCTTCACCTGAAGGGTAAAGCCACGCTCTCCCACCACGTTGATCTTCATTAAGTTGAGGTAGCGTTTCGCGTACTCGTTATTGCGAGCGAGATCCCGTGATCGGCTCCGCATCCGCGTGATGATCGGACGGAGCTCTGAGTCAGCAGACCGATCAGAACCAGGGAAATCAGAGAAGAGGCGACCAGCGTTCGCTGCCGCAAACTGACGCTTCATCATCGTCGGTTTTTGATTCTTGGGCTTTCGAAAGAGCTGGTCGAAGATGCCCATAATTAGAACCTCACCTGTACGGTTGCGCCATTCTTCTTCCCACGCTTCACCAGTTCAGCGTTGTTATGGGCTATGACTTCGCGCTTGTAGTAGTCGCGAGCATCGACTAGTTCCTGGAAGCTCATCTTTGTCAGGCTTCGACCGGCGATGCTATAGCTTGAAACGTCCGAATCCGCCTTTCCTTCGAGGATGGTCTGGATCTTGGCGACCATGATCTCCGCGTGAATTCGGGGATCAGCTTGATTCGAATCCATGTCCGGGATGGCGGTGAAGTCCCCGATATCGACGACGACGCGATTCGCGGAAGAGGTTTGCGTGATCTCTAATTGCCAGTGATATAGACCAGGCGCGAAGTCGGCGCTGGTCGCAGAATCAACGGTGAAGAGATAGGTGCCACCAGATTCAGTTGCGGGGAGCTTGATCTCGTTCGCCCCGCCTCCGGTAATCCGAGCAACGTATTCGGCGGAGTATTCAGCCAGGGGGTAATCAGTTACCAGATCACTCCGCTTCCACTGAATGTAATCCCCGACGACGATCTCTGTGGGTTCGCCTTCGGGAGCTTGGTTAGGATCGAACAGATTAGCCATATTCTACCGCCATGAATTCACAAACCCGCCACGCGGGCGGTTGATCAATGGGCGAGGTGTACGCTGTTCCACTTTCGGCTCCTCAGGTTTTGAGACCGCACGATCCGCCAGCGTATTTATATTGACATTGAGAATACCATATGCAGCCAGGGCGTACACTAGACAGTCGAGGGCTTCATTCCGGGGCCTGATCTTCTCAAACGACCTCCGTTTGAACCCCTTGTGGAATCTGGTCACGATCCGTTCTGCCGTTAATTGGCGGAAATATTCATCGTCTAATGTGTCGGAAAAGTGCAGATAGCCAGGACCGGGGTCCGTTATCTGAAATCTCGCAAATAGGAGGTGCTTCACCGTATCCACGCCAATAGGGAATAAGGGGCATTTAGCGACGTTATTCTTCGATGGTCGTCCCGCTATCGGCACCCCTTCTCCGCCGCGCCCCTTTATGGCAAAGACGCGATTCCCATAGTGCTTCTTGCAGAACTGATAGACCGAATTTGTAAAGTGACCCCCAGAGTCCACACAGGTCGCTCTGGCCCTCATCTCTCTCCCGGACTCCGTGGTGTAGGTCTTGAAGAGATCGCTCTCTACAGCGCCCCAAAGTTGCGGAGTGGAGGGGTCTCCGTAGTACGTCTGATGTTCAAGAACAAATGCCTCATCATCTCTGGCGATTCCGAGCGTTGTCACCTCGACTCGCGAATCCTGAACGTCCGCCCCCTTAACAATGAGCAGAATATCGTCCGGGATCGGGGTCAGATCCTCCGTTCTTTGACTCAGGAAGAAGGCATCGACGGCTTCCCCTTGCTCCTCATAAGGTTCAGCGAGAGTCGTATTAACGAAAACCCTGAGCTGTTCGGGATTCTTATGGACCCGAATGAAGTCCTGGACGATCTCCCTAAGGGTCGCCCAGGGGGAATAGAGCGCGGAGATGTGGAATCCAGCCACGCCATTCGTTGGTTTCTGAGCGATCCACTGTCCATTCCTCACGGACCATAGGCGATCCGACTCGCTCCATAAGACGCCACAGTGTTCGCAGACGTAGGCAGCAGTTTCCGGCTGATCGGATTCCCACTTCACCTGAGCCCATCTCAGGACTTGCGATTCCTCGCAGTGCTTACAGGGAACGTGATACTGGCGTTGATCGGATTCCTCATAAGCCATCTCAATCCGACTCGCTCCCTTCGTCGTGGGAGTCGAGGTGAGGATCAGCTTCCGGTTCCAATAGGTGGCGGATCTCTTCTTAGCGAGAGCAATGGGATCGCCCTCCGTCCCACTGGACGGGGGATATCTGTCGATCTCATCACAGCACACCAGGCGGATGGGTCTGGAGCTAAGCGTGGATGGCGCGTTGCTCCCTGTTAGAGAGATGGCACCCCCAGGGAAGACCTTGTGCTGAGTGGTATTCCCGGAGTCCCTTGAACGCGGATCTCTGACCTTATCCCTAAGGGAGGGGGTTGATCGAAGGAGTCCCGCTGTCAGACGGTCCTTCGAGAACGACTGAGCCATCTCCACCGTGGGCATGAGGTAGAGGATCGGACAGGGGCTGTGGTGGATGTGGTAGCCAATGACATTCAGCAGCGTCTCCGTCTTTCCTAGCTGAGCGCCAGCCATGACCACCACCTCGGAGATGGTGGGATCGGAGCAGGCGTCCATGATCCCTCGCTGGTACTCTGCTCTGGAGGTATACCATCGCCCAGGCTCCGCGCTGCTTTGAGAATCTAACCGGCGATGTTCATCCGCCCAATCGCTTACGGTTAGGCGAGGAGGTGGAGCGAGGACGCTAATCGACTCCTTCAGGGCCGATGCTAGTCGCTGCTGTGGGGTCAATTTCTGGGTCATAGTTTGCTAGTTCCGCCAAAGTCTCCCGAACGAGGTCGTCCAAAATCTGCTGAATCTGTCCCGGCTGACTCTCTGCCGCTATCACTGGAGCCGCCTTAGTTGGGATCGCCATCAATTTGGACTTGAAGGCCATCAGCACGTTTTCCCACGCCTTTTGAACGTCTGCGGCGAAGATCAGTTTCTCCTCCAGGATATCGAGGTCGATCTGCGCCTTATCTGCTTGGAGCTTCACCAGCCGCGCCTTCTCTGTGTGGTAGTCGCTGGGCTGACTGGCTCCCGCTGCTCTTTGCTGTAAGAGCTTGAGGTATCCGTGAACCGATGGGACTAGGTGGTACTTCCCCTGTCCTTCTTTCGGAATCACGCCTTCCTTTGTGAGCTGCTGAACCCGCCTCTCGCTGATCATCAAGAGCCTCGCGAGGGCGCTCACTGTATAGGTAATCTGATCTAGCTCGTCTGGCTTCACTTTGGCGGTTGTCATAGCTTCCATCTATTAAATGGCGAAATGTGATTTGTGGGCGCTATCACTAGCAAAACACGGCGGCGCGAATAGACC